AAAACCAAAGAAGCGATAGAACGTATTGTTTCTAACGACGAAGCGGAACAGCTCATCTCTGAAATCAATACAGAGTTGATGCGGGACATGCCACATAATGGTGCTGTATCAAATATGGACGGTGCTCTTATGGCCGATGCAATGTCTGTAGCTAGTCAAATGTTATCGGCGCTTGAACCGTTAGCATTGACAGCTGATCCTGCTTGGCGTTTCCGTCAGGAACATGGTGTGCTTGACCCCACGTCATACAAAATGCACGAGCCTGGTGACTCAGACTATTGGGTTGACTACGAAGGTGAAGGTGCCCATGGCCATAGTCTTGCTGTGTCTGTTATGTTAGACACTTCAGGTTCTATGCAAGGTTGGATGGATCAACTATCAGTTGCGGCGTATGGTATACGTAGTGCTTGTGATAGCTTAGAAATTCCATGCACAGTGTCTACCTTTGACACAGAGCCGTACATGATTTGGGATCATGATGAGGTTGCACAACCAGTGCTTATACATGATGGTGGTGGTACAAATCCGCTTGATGGTTTGCGCCAAATTAAAAATCAGGTTGCTGGTAAAAAGCGCCACCTTGTTGTTATACTCACCGATGGCGAGTGGTCACAAGTAAATTCAATCAAGCCATTTGTAGAACCCGGCCAGTACTGGTTACTAGTTGGCCTTGGTAACGCTGATTACGCCAAGGATCTTGTATCCAAGAAAGGTGGTGATGTGGCAATAGGTATTGATAACGTAATGGATCTCCCCAAGGAGATTGAGAAAGCTCTTATCGGATTCCTAGCCTAGGAGGTTATATGGAATGGTCAGATGTTTCTGACGTTGAAATAGAGGAAGAACTGCCTAAGGTTATTCAGGTAGTTAAGATAATCAGATATGACGTTGAACGTGTTTTATCTGCTATGCAAATTAATGGTGAGTTTCCTAGCCCAACCATCGAGGATGTTTTAAACGTTGTCGCTGGTTGGGCTTCGGAAGACTTTGGGTGTCAGTGGGGCCATCCCACTGACGCATCAAAGTTAATGTACTTAGATGACTTAGGTGATCCATTGTACATGCCGGAGGAAGAATGAATGGACAACTCAGTTCGGCAAACGTGCCGGCGTCCAATTCGCTGTACCTGCCTAGTCTCGATCTAAATCTATTTGATTATCAAGTAGAAGCGTTTGAATGGGCTGTTGATAAACAACAGTCTTATTTAGCGTTAGACATGGGACTAGGCAAGACAGCAATAGCAATTGCGGTTGCTTCAGCGTTAGTTGAACAGCTGCAGCAAAAAGTACTTATCGTAGTTCCCCCCAGTCTTATATTAAACTGGGTAACAGAATTTGGTAAGTTTAATAAGAATGTAAAAGTTGCAGTTCTGCGGGGCAAATCTCCAGTTAATTTGCCAGATGCCAATGTTTATATAATTGGTAACGCAGTTTTAGCACAATGGGTTTTATTACTTATGGGCGAGATAGATGCCATCATAGTTGATGAAGCTCATTTCTTTAAAAACAACTCCAAGCGTACTAAAGCTTTGATAAGCCTTAGTCAGTACATGCCCGCTAATGCAATACGTGTTCTTATGTCAGGAACACCTGCTCCTAACGGGCGTAATATGGAGTTGGTTACACAAATAGATACGCTTGGCCCCAATGCATGGCAAGGCGTGGGTGGCATTGGCCATTTTTGGCAACACTATGCTCCCTGGTCTGGAGTGATTGTTAATGGTAAGAAAGTAGGAAGAATATCCACCAATGATCTAGACCTTAAAAACCGTATGCATAACTCTTTTATGTTTAGACGTAAAAGAGATGAAGTAATAGACTTACCTTCAAAAACAAGAACTACAGTTGTTCTAGAGGGCACAGGTACTGCTGTTGATGATTACATAGCATGCGAAAACGATTTGATTGCATGGCTTGAGTCGTTAGACAAAGATACAACTGGGGCCGAAAGAGCGTATGCATTAGTACGACTTGGTTTTTTGCGTAAGCATGTAGGTAAGGCTAAAGTTGAATCAATCATTAAGTTTGTATCTGAAATACTAGATAATGAACCTGGTGGGGTGTTTATAGTTGCAGAACATGTAGACACTATGGATTCTTTAGTTGCTGGACTTAGCAAATATAAAGTTTGTGAAGTTCGTGGTGGTATGTCAGAGTCTGCTAAACATAAAGCAGTCAATGACTTTAATAGTGGCGCTTCAAGAGTTATGGTAGGTCAGATAATATCTGCTGGTACGGGCTTGACTCTTACTGGCAACGGTATTAATGTGAACCACCGAACAATCATTGCGCAGTTGCCGTGGAACCCTGCCTCGCTCAAACAAGCAGAGGATAGAGTACACAGAATTTCACAGTCAATGGATGTATGCGTTACCATTCCACTGTGTCATATAGAGGGTCGCCAAACAATTGATGAAAGATTGTGGGGTGTCCTTGAAGATAAAGCGTTCTCAACAGGAATACTTATTGATGGGGAAGCTGAAGTGTTACTTGAAACAATCCAAAACGGAGTGCTTGACTCCTACAAACGAAAGAAGGTAAATCCATGAAGGTTAACTCATTCAATCTAGGTAAAGAATGGTTAGAAAAGAAGAAAGCTCTTGCTGAGTTACAGGCAGAGTTTGACGAGTTGGATGCAAAACTCAAAGAGTTCATGTTTTCAACCGGCCTTAAGACCATTGAAGTAGATAAGAATGTCATTGAGTTGCAAGTTAACGCTCGCAGATCATTCGATGCAACTGCATTGAAAGACATGATAAGTGCTTCAGTCTTTAACAAGATAACAAAGCCAACTGTTGATACAGCATTGATTGACGCCGCAGTTAAGTTGGGCACAATCAAGCCTGATGTGGTTGAGCAAGTAACCAAGAAAACCGAATACAAACAACTACGAGTGAAGTGAGGAACAATGAGTACATCAACAAATGTACATTTAAATGGTTGTTACAACCCAAAGGTAAGCATAGAGTTTAATGACTACCTTGATTGCGGAGCTCCATTTAGGACACTAAAGCTATGCGCAGGAGAACATGAGGTAAATGTGTTTTTCATGGAGCACAATGAACCAAACTTAATTGAGGTTCTTAATCAAATCATTGAGTCAGCAACTAATAAGTTGAATGAGTTGTCTGTCTCGGCATGGGTAAATGCAGTCAAAGAATTATCAGAAAGTGAGGTATAAGCATGCCTGGATACAATATGCCTGATGGTTGTTACGAGAGTGACATACCTGGTTGGGATGACGAAGACACCACTGCAATGGTTTACTGTGATGACTGCCAAATCGACTTTGAAGCAGAAGTTACATATAACCGTGGTACAGAAAGCGGGGATGTAACCTGCCCCGAATGTAATAAAGAATGGTATTACGAACATGAAACCGACAACAACTAAACCAACAACAAGGAGCAATAATGTTTAACTATCACGAAATATTTGAAGAGCACGGAAAGTCACCTGCCACCCCACAAGAGTGGCAGACTTGTGACACAACCCATGATTATGTTTGGATGTTCAATGTAACTTCCGGATTTACTGAAAGAATGATGATCAGCTACCTCAATGACCACAAGAACCCAAAGGTTGTTGAGAAAGAAATGGATCAGTTTATGGAAGAGCTTCAACGTCAGACAGGTTTGTCTGTTGAGGACACAGCCATGTACGCAAAATTGGGACAATACATTTCCCAAGACCGTGAGTATAGGGATGATCCTGAAGCTGCTCGACAAGCTGCTTACAAATGTTTCGAACAACATATGGAAGTACATGACAAGCTTGAGAATGCTGAAACTCTTGAAGACTTGGAAATGCCTGAAGAGTTAGTACGTATGGCAGAAGAGTTCAACAACATGCTCGAAGAGCGTCATGAAAAGAATAACAAGATTGAATCCGAGCTTGCAGTTTTGGAAGCAGAGATGAAGGCCGATGAATTGGCTGGAGTGTTCACTGAACTTGAGAACCTTCTCAAAAAGATCAATGAAGAGGAGGGGGACAAGTGATTACTGTTG